TGGCTCTGGCTCTGGCTCTGGCTCTGGCTCTGGCTCTGGCTCTGGCTATGGCTCTGGCGATGGCTATGGCGATGGCTATGGCTATGGCTCTGGCGATGGCTATGGCTATGGCTCTGGCTCTGGCGATGGATATGGTTAACAAGCCAGAATTTAAAACAAACTAAGGAATAATCTATATTGAAATTAATGAAGAGCGGGGTGCTTTATAATGCTAGGATTTAGAGTGTGGGACGTTGAAAATAAAAAATTTATTCCGGATGATATGATTGTCTTTGCAACAATGACCCATTCGGGTGAATTGATCGCTGGTGGAAGATTAAGCCCGCTGGAATACATACCCATGCAATCAACAGGTCTAAAAGATAAAAATGGGATAGAAATATTTGAGGGAGATATTATCATGCTAAGTGAGATTACAAAATCAACAATTCGCCCCAGATTTTTCGCAAAAAAAGTAAATAATGTTACAGAATTCCTTACTGACAATAGCCATTATGATTATATGGGAAATCTTTTTGAAACGGAAATTATCGGAAACTTATATCAAAATCACGAACTACCGGAGAAATTAAAATGAACTTTCAACCAAAGACAAAAGAAGAAATCGACGCAATGGGCCTAATGAAAGCGGGCACCTACCCCTTCACCGTATCAAATGCCAAGGATAAAATATCCAAAAATGGCAATGACATGATCGAATTAAACCTAGAAGTATTCGACAAAGAGGGTCGCGCATTCCACATTTTTGATTATCTTTTAGAAGCGATTCCTCAAAAGCTATTTGCTTTCTGCGTATCAACAGGAATGGAACAAAAGTATCATTCTGGAAGTTTAGAATCTTTAGATTGCATTGGTAAATCAGGTTACGTGGAAGTTGAAGTTCAAAAAGGTTCAGCAAATCCACAGGGTGGAACCTATCCCGACAAGAACAATGTTAAGAAGTACATTGTTAAGCCTGTGGGAGCTGTGCCTGATATTTATGTAAGGCAAGAGAAGAAAGAAGAATTTGATAGCGATATTCCTTTTTAATTTCTAGTGAGGCATTGAAGATGTGTTTTTTTAGCTGTAATAAAGATAGTGAAAAAATTAAATCGCATGAGATTAATCAATCTGGCCGATTTAAAAATAGAAATGATGCTTATCATAGGATAATAAAGGAATTTCCCGAGATATTTGATTCTTTTAATCCAAGTTATTATAACGATGGGAAGAGATTTAATGGAAGTATAAGAGGAAATGAGCCATTTTGTGCATTAACATTTACATTGAGAGATTCTTATAGTGACTTGGTTGTAGAATGTACAAGCCCTCATTTGAATGAATATGATAGTTATCATAGACTACATTTTATGATTTGTCAGATGATAATTAATTCAGGTATTGAGCTGAAGCAAAAGATAGAAGATAAGTTTAAGCAACAAATGGAAGAAAAGATGGCGGGAAAAGTGGATTAATGCCAGAACTATACACCGATGAAGAAATGTCTTTAATTAGAGAATTGACGCAAGGCTTTGCGAATGTTCTGAATAAGTTTATGGACGATAATGTTGGGTTTAGTGTTGACGACAGATCTTGCATGATTCAGCATTCTTTATGTGACATTCTTTTATCGTTCATTATGGCCGCATCAGAGTCAGGATATGAGAAAGAAGTTTTGGATGATATATACGAAGACGTGGCCGATGCTATAGAATTATATAGCAAACCAGCAGGTCAAATGATGAATTGAGGTAGACATGATAGCAACCACATTAATCACTTATGCGCTTGTGCTTAACAATATTAATTTACTTGGAAGCATAGAGTTTAATACTTTGGAAGATTGCCAAGTACATTTGATTTCAGAAATGTATGATGAAAAGTATTTTGATATGGCTAGATGCGTAAGAATTGAGACGGTTGAGTATTGATGAGTAATAATGAACACGCAGACTTGGTCGCCGCATTAAATATATTAAGGGCGGGACACGCCCGGTTAGCCTGTGAAGTGAGTGCTGCCCCTAGGAGCGCCAGCAGCAGGAACCAGCTCAGTGCAGCCCTTTGGGGCGGCATCAGAGGAATCCTCGTCATTCATGGCGGGGAGGATGTCAACATGTTATACGGATGTATGACATTGAAACGGGTCGCGGTGCTGTGACTTCATTTGTATATGATAGTTTTTGGGGAAAAAAAGGATTAGATCGTGGATTATTGGCTGCGCGTCATTCTTGTTATGAAACCTTGCTTGAAGCAATAGCTAATAAGGAATCCGAATGAAACACGAAGTCATTTTATACATTACATTGCCAAAAATAACCGAATGGATGACCATGCTTGATATGTGCCAACCTGGTAAATATTTTGTCAAAAAATATAAAATGGTCATCAATCCAAAAAGACCTGTAAATAGTGAGTTCTTTATGGATTGGATAAACTTGTCAACAAAAGAAGAATTTGAGAAAGATGGATTCATTGCAGCCATTGAATTCATGGGGAATTGCTATGCCCATCCCGATGTTAAAGTTTTGTCGGATGGAAAGAAAGAAATGTGGGTGAAGCATGAAGCTTGAGATATGCAAAGTATGTTACACATTCTATGAGAAAGACGATGAGGAACAGAAATGGATTGTTCATCATAGAAAGAATGAAATGAAGATGATGTTGATGTATTTGATGGGAAAGAGAACTGAGAAAATTAATCATGACTAGACGCGAACTTTTTATTAATGATTTTGTCAATTTTATAGTTTTTTGGATTGCGCTTTCATGGTTACTGGGTGTTTATCAGGTTGAGCATAACATTTTAATTTCATTTGTATCTTCCTGGGCTCTTGGAACAATTGGATCTATTGGGCGATATGTTATTAATGTGAAGGGAGATTGATTAATTATGCCAGAAGAATTGAGGTATCGCGGTGTATGGTATAACGTGACACCAAATAAAATATATTCAGAGTGTCTGGGTTTATCACAGTTCGAGGGATGGACGGAATTTTCCAAATATTTTATGCAGGCAGTTGGTGAAACATATCAGGAATGCGAGGATAAAATTAAAAAAGGTATTGATATGATGAAGGATTACGAGAATAAGGAAGTTGAATGATGCTGGGATTTAGAGTTTGGGATAATTTAAACAAAACATTTGAATGGCCAATTAATTTTTATATGACTGACTTGGGAGAATTAGAATATACGGACTCTGATTATTCAAGCCCCTATCCTTTGGGAGAATTTTTTGAAAATAGATTTATCTCTATGCAATTCACAGGAATATATGACTGGCAAGACAAACCAATCTATGAAGGCGACGTTTTGTTTTTATATAGGAAAACAGGGAATAATATTTATTATCTTGTGGAAAATATAAAAGATTTTCTGATTATTTACGGACAGGATTATTACAATATAGAAAAAATATCAAATGACGGTAATATATATGAGTGTCCAGCACTTTTAGAGAGAGTAAAAAATGATAACACGGATGAGCTTTAACAATGTTTTCTATGCAACAATAGTTTTAGCTAACTTTATAATATATTATTTTATTTGTATAATGGGATATGATTTTTTAACTGACTATCGTTTTCATTCGATGCTTTCATTCATTCCGATTATGGTGGCGCTTTATTGTATGGCATATCCAGCGCCATTAAAATATCAATATTGGATTAAATTCATTATACTATGCTTTACCGGATCATCATTATTAATGTTATTGTGAGGTTAAAATGTCAGAATCAAGAGAAAATGTTATACCAGAAAGCACCAAATCACTTGAGCGTGATTTGATGAAAGTCATAGAATCCGCCATAGATGATTTTTTAAATAATGATGAGAATATATCACTTCCTATTGATGACAGGCATCAAGCCGTTATAAGCGGAGCCGCAAACACCTTGGTCGGCGCAATAATTAATCTGGTTCCAGGAACACAAAACAGATTAGATTATTTTGAATCAATCTACAAATCTGCAAGACAACATATCCAAATGATATCTATGTCACAGGAAACCATTAATGCTTCCATTAAAAATTAATCAGATTTTTCTTGAATGTCCGTCGCCAATCCAACATTGTGAGCCGAATTTAATATGTTTAATGCCAAAACATCAATGAATTTATGTATAACATTTGGATTACCATTGCTATCCAATCTCGGAATAAGAGCAGCCGTAGCGCTGGAAAACGTAACCACCATTGTTAAGGCTTGAACAATTTTAGGAGCATAATGACATACAAGCTTTGCGCCAATATAAATAGCTTCGATTATTCTATGGGCATGAAATAAACTAAGCATGTCTCCTCCTGGAATGTTCAATACTCTCATTTATTATAGTACGGTTGAACATATTTCACATAAGATGCAAGATAATCATTTGTCTCGCCCGCGCCCCCAGCCGTGTTATAAATGGTTTTCCAATAATTTGCTTGCCCTTCAATATCATTCAAGGCAGGTAAAGGCGCTGATGTTCGATAATATTTGACTCTCGCCATGCACGCAGCATATCTAAGATTATAAACAAGAAGCTCATCCCAGGGAATCGTTCCAATATTCTGCCAAGCCATTCCGCAAACAGAATAAATTTTTGACGCCAAATCAGAATGAAATCGCAAATAATTATTATGTATGTCAGCGTGCGTGGCTGGCTCAATTTGAAATAAACCAAGCGCAGGGCCAGACACCTGTTTTAAATTACTACCCATTCCACTTTCTTGTGCACAGGTTCCGGCCAACAGCTGAACTGCTGCTTCGCCACCTAGTGAAATCCCACTCAAAGCTGGCCGGATAATTAAGTCTATAACATCTTTTACATAAATTCCCATTCAAAGCTCCATAACTTTTAACTCTATTCCCTCACGCATACTGTAGCGTTTCTCGCACACCAATTTCACCACTTGACCATCATCAAAATAAATAAGATTGTTCATCGAATCCATGCACAACTTAACCAAATTGTCTATATCTGGACGACTTACTTTGTAAAGCATATCCAAGTCTGCCAATAACTTATCCTTTTTAGACATTTTATTGGGAAGTTGGTAATTAAATCTGATTTTCACAATGACCGGCTTGTCGGTAATATGAATTTGTTTTTTGCATATCTCATTTTGGATCAAAAGACGAATATCACGCTCTGCATTGCGCGTCTTTGCAGTATTGTAAACATTGCCTGACTTGGTCATCCGTGGCCTGGCTTTTGGAGTCGGACAAACGTCCAAAAACATATCCAGCATATTCATAATCCCATTAAGGTATTATGAATTGTACCTTAATCGTTCCACGGGGAACAGTGATGTTTATTAATTTAAAATGTTAGAAAATCCAATAAAAAACAGAGTTATTATAGAAAAAATCCCTCCAAGGATGGCGACTGAATAGAGAATGGTTGACCAAAAGTCTTTAAAGCCTTTATTGTTAATTTGGTTGATTTCATCCCAAGAAAGATTGTTTTTCGTATAAAATTTTGGCTCAATTGTGCGCATTAAATAGTCCTTTAAAAAATAGGGTGCTTTGAGTATAGCAAATTTCACATAGCATTGATTAGTGTCGAAGTTTAAGCTATTCTGATTATAGCTTTTTAACCCAACCTAAGGATTTTGCCATGTCAGTATTTATCCCCTCACCTACCGCATTTGCAACAGTTCCAAGCTTTTCATCACCCAATTTTGTGTCCGGTTACCATATTGTACCCACAGGCAATACCACAATGACTGTATCAGCAGGCTGTGCCCGTGCCCTAACAAATGATTTTATAATTCAATACCCATCATTCTCAGCCAGTCTACCCAGCAACATCACCGTAGATGTCAGCACAGTCGGTTTAAATGGCTGCTATCCGGTTTCAATTGCTAGCTTGGGTCTAACCTACAATCAACTTTTCCCAGTTTATGTAGTGACTGATACCTCCGGAACTTATGCAACCGGCTCTACTACCGCCAATGGCCCTTATGTTGTCGTGGCTACCGGCAATAACTTCCTACCAGCAGGCATGAATTCATTCTGTCGTATCGGTTGGGTTTGGATTTCCGAATCTACCAGCTACATTCTTCCAATGCAGCAATCTGGTAATGGCAACGAGCGTGAATACTTGTTAAATGCGCCTATTACTGTGTTAAGCGGTGGTACTGCTACGACTGCAACTGAGGTTGATTTGACCTCCACAACCGGTATAGTGCCTCCAAATCGTAATTCAAAAGTGAACTTCAATGTCCAATTAACCGGCACCAGCACTTCTAGCTATGTTTATTTGCAACCTGAAAACTTCAGTGCTTCTGGAGCAACAGGCACAACTATCCTGACGCCAGTGGCCAGTCATGCTTTGGGCGTAATGGTTGACATGGTAGTGGGCACAGATTCATCTACAGGCGATGCAGCCATTAAATATCTGGTTGATAGTGGTTCAGCAGTGACTATACAGGTTGCTGGTTTCACTGATTCAATTGGCAACTATCTCGCTTAATATTCGTCTGGTTTTTCTGGACGAAAGAAAATACAGGGTTAACAATTATTGCTAACCCTGTTTTCTGTTGCTTGAAATTAAGCTGTAACTTGTTCATACCCTATAGTTACGGTCAAGCTGCCTGCCGTGTAGTCAGTTGTACCACCGGAATATTGCATGTACAGGTTAGCGCCTGCCACTGTGCTGGTATTGATGCTGACAGATGCGGGCCAAGGCAATGCGACAGCGCCCCATCCGGCATTGACCAATGTTTGAATATCAGTAGCTGGAATAACGCTATAAACGTTAGTGCCATCGGTAATTGACAATAGTCTGTCACCGCTGCCACCAGAAAAGTTAGTGCCCACCAAATTAAGCCATAATTCACGCACTTTATATTGAGCGGTACCATCAGCAGCAGTAATCAAATTAACCTTTCCTGCCGTAGCCAGCGTTGTGTGAGTTGCCGTGACATCGGCATAGATTGGATAGCCAGTAGCAGAGATTGTCAGAGCGCTAGCAGCGGAGGCGATTTGAATGCCGGTGCCTGCTGTTAATCCCTTGAGCTGGATATTATTAGAAGCAACAGAAGTATAAAGACCAGTACCCCCAAGATTAGTTGCTCCTAAAACTCCATTATTGGTAATAGTCACGTCGGTTGTGGTATTGCTAATAGTCATGCCAGTTCCGGCATCAAGTGATTTAAACTGAAGCACAGAACCAGAATTTTGAGCATAAACGCCTGTACCTGAGCCTAGATTTGCCCCAGTGACATCAGAAGTATTTGTTCCAGCAATCGCAACTAGGGTAATAATTGCGCCACTGTAGGTTGCCATGAAAATAGCACCCTGAGTGAAGTTATTATAGCAACAAGTAATGGAGTCACCAGGTTGAATGCTATAACCAGATTGTGCTGCAATTGGATTGATATAACCGGCTGATGTAATAGTTGCTAAAGAGTCAGCAGTTACATAACGAAAATCTTGGGGAGCAACGCCACCAGCGCCTATGCTTACTAAAGTTAAAGTTCCTGACATTTTAAATTCTCCATAAATTAATAATTGTTTGTCTTAAGACATGTTAATTCCAGCAATTGGAACCAATGTACTCGCGCTTGTTTCAGCATTAATACTGGATGCGAAGACACATGATTTAGTACCATCGCCGTAGATTGCTTGAAATAGGTCGCCGTTGTTTAATACTAGACCTTGGCCAGTGACATTAGAGTCAACATAGCCTTCAGTGGTGATTGTTGCCAAGTCGTCGTCACAAGTCATGGCGTAATAACTCGGTATGCCTGCTCCCATATAAAACATGGGGGTACAAAAGTTTAATGACATTTTTTAATCTCCTAAATTGTTAAGCGTATTCTGTGATGATGATGACGCCTGAAGTACCTGCTCCGCCTGCTGCACTCCCAGCCGTACTGACGCATATGCCACCGGAACCCCCCGAACCATATCCCGAGCCATCAGTTCCAGCAACGCTGGCGGCTGAATTCCCAAAGACCGTAGAAGATGAGCCACCTGAACCAAATGCACAGTCACCGCCCGCACCTGAAAAAGCGACTGAAGCTTGGAACATTACTCCTGAGCGCCCTGGGGCTCCGGCTATACCTAAATCAGCGGTGGTTGCAGCGCCTCCCGCTGCCCCAACTACACTAAATCCTGTAAATGTCGACGATGAATTTGTAGCCGTTCCACCAACTCCCCCACCCAAATTTAGCTGAGCCCCAGCAGTTCCGAAAGTCGTTGCGCCTCCCGTCCCACCAGTGTTTCCTGCTGTTCCTGCGCTTCCAGCCGCTCCCACAGCATAGCTTAATGTAGCTGCTGCTCCCCAATATTCGCCATAAGCTCCAGAGCCCCCAGATTGCCCCATTCCTCCTGATGCTGTACCTGAAGTACAGCCACCACCACCACCACCGCCCCCGACAGCCCTAACCCAAATCCAGTTTGCGCCTGATGTTGGCGTATATGTGCCAGAGCCAGAAGTAAAAATTTGTTGGCTAAGCACAGTCCCAGAGCCTGGGCTTGCAGTCTGAAAGGTTGGCAATGCGCCCGCACCATTGGACTTGAGATATTGTCCAGAGGTTCCGACCGATGCAATGCTTTGCACTGCACCTGTGCTGGTTGTCCCGCCACATATCACAGCATAGGCGGTAAGAGAGGCATCCCCAGTACCGCCAGATGCAACGGGGATGGGTGTATTTGCTGTATCTAAACTTGTTTGAGCTACCATTTTATTTCCTTATGCGACTACGAGGCCGGATGAAGACGAACTGAAAACAGCCCATGTTGAATTGGCCACAATCCCCACAACAAGGATATTGTCATACCTGCTTGCAGCACTTAAAGAACCACCAGAAGATGTTGTGCTTCCTAAATAAACGATTGTTCTACTTGCGCCCGCTCCCAATTTCCATAAGCCCGCGCCTTGTCCCTGGATGGCAATCATGTTTCCTGCAGCAAATGTAGTGGGTAGCGTTAGGGTTTGCAGACTTCCGCCAGTTAAAACATAGCCAGTCGAAATTGCCCCTGTAATTGAGCTCGATGCGCTTGATGCCGAAAAAACAGGAAATGCTTGTGAGGAAAAAGAAACATTCCCCGACGAAGCCCCTGTCAACAGACTATTTGTCGTGCCCGAAGAAGTCCCAAATACACCCGAATTATTTACGGTTACTACTGCTGGCCCTGATAAATTTGATTGACCTGTCCCGCCCTGATTAGCTGGCAAAGGAGTAGTAGCGTTTGCATTAAGGGAATTAAAAATACCTACGGTCATTTCATCTCCTATGCTGCAATTGGATTGCCGCTATAGGCAATTACTTGGAATGTTGTATTAGCCACAGTACAGATCAACATGACACTATCAAGTGCCTGACTTGATGTTAATGTTCCAGTAGCTCCTAAAGTAGTAGCCAGGTTTCCACCAAATATTCGCTGACCTGATGCTTGTGTTATTTGCCATCCGCCCGAAGAACTCCCAACAATTTGGAATATAGATCCTTTTGTGACAGTTGTGGGCAGTGTGTAAATAACCTGTGTAGACCCATTATCAGTAAAATATAAATTATTGACAGAAATAGCCTGAGGAGTCGAACCAACATCAACAAAAGTTAGCCCACCTCCACCGCCCGCTGCCTGAAACGTGGGCAAAGCACCCGCACCATTACTGGTTAGCACTTGCCCAGACGTTCCAACACTGGCAACAGGTTGCAGCGCAGCAGTGGAGCTGGTACCACCACACACCACAGCATAAGCCGTGGTCGAGGCTACACCTGTGCCACCGTCTGGAACGGGTAGCGCTACCGTTCCAGTATCGAGTAAAGTATTCGTACCCGTAGCCATTCAACTACCCCTTAAGCACAAACAAGACCACTGCTAGGCCCGCCAGCTACCATTGACCAGGCTGTATTGGCTATGATGCAACGGAAAGTCGCAGAGTTATAGTTACCAGCTGAAGTAACGGTGCCGGCTACAGATGAGTTGGTTTGGCCCACATGGATCGTCTGCCCAGTGTTAGCAGTCAATATCCAACCACCAGCGCCTAATCCGTCAACGCCCACAATTTGCCCAATAGCCGCAGTGGCTGGCAGTGTGATTGTGGTTTGACCAGCATTAGCGACCAGATAAACGGTGTTAACAGCAGCCGCTTGGGTTGTGCCAGCGATGCTGACATATGCGCCACCGGTTGGATTAGACCAGACTGGCAAAGCACCGGCACCGGCTGAGGTAAGAACCTGGCCTGCTGTGCCGACACCTGAGACTTGTTGCATAGCACCGGTTGCGGTTGTACCCGCTGCCATGAGTTCATAAGTAGTTAGGGTTGCTAATCCTGTGCCGCCTTCAGAGACGTTAACTGGGACTGTCCCAGTATCAAGCATTGTGTTAGTTCCGACAGCCATCTGACTATATCCTTATGTTAAGTGAATTGTATGCTGGATGAGCCAGCGGTCATTAATTTGAATTCGACATTTGCGGTGACACAGACGACTGCACAGTTGTCATATTGAAGTTTGGAGCTAACTGTTCCGCCTGCGCTAGAGGACGTTGATAAAAATCTCAGATATTGCCCACCGCCTGCTTGGATTGTCCATCCGCCTGCGCCTAGACCTTCAATATTAAATCGAAAGCCTACGGGGCATGTAGCGGGAAGTGTGAACGTGGTTAGCGAGCCATTTAAAGGGATATAGTTCACATTGTTTTGGACTAATTGTGATGTTCCAGTGACTGAGACCCAGTTTGTGTTTGAGTATAGGGAGAATTGAATGGGACTGGTGCCGATGACGATGGGATTTGGATCTGTCTCAATCCAAAATGTCAGCGCATTCTGATCTCCAGCAATAATCGCAATAAAATCGCCTTGCATAGGATTTCTGACTGAGCTGTCATAATCGGTCGCCCGAGTAAGAACCCAAGCCGTGGCGACATCTCCGGCGACTGTAACCACATATACACCGTTTTGAAGAGGTGCCACTTGATTGTTAACCAAGACTCGTTCACCAACTGCGAGGGTTACGCCATCTATGACCAGGGCTTGGATAGTTCCGGCATTGGTTAAGGTTGCGCCGATTCCGTTATTGGCTATGCCGTTATCATAAGTTGCGGTTAGGGGCGCCGTGGTGGCCACATAGGCAGACTGGATATTGCTACCTGAACTTATACCAAGGATATATTGGGATAGTTGTGCGACTGTATATTTATAAGTTGTTCCGCTAGGACTTTCCGTGTAATCGACAGTATTTGTTGCCGGATAGACATCTGTCGATAGCACTGCTGCTCCGAGTGGGAGCTGGCTAATGGGTATTGAATCGTATCCAGCTGCGCTCATGGCTACCGTCCTTAGTTATTCGTCGGAACATCATAATAAGTCACAGTCAGATAGGTGTCTGCTTGAGGACTTAAGAACTGAATTGTTTGCCCTGCGTAGACAATCCTTGGGCTTGGATTAAGTTCTGATGTATCAAGTGTAACAGTCCCTGTGGGAACTACAAGGGTAGTTGCAGAGCCTGATTTAACAAATAAATCGGCTGCTTTTGACACCCCAAAATAGGCAATCATTTTGCCGTTTGCAGAGGTTGGAACGGTGAATGTTTTGACAGTATTAGTAGTCAAAAGTGCAGTTTGGGTATAGGTTGGGAAATCGAGGCCGGTCAAAGTACCTGAGGTAAGCTGGCCATTGATATCGCGCATGATGTGTAATGGAGTTGACATGGGTTTTCCTTAATATCTGATTGCGTAATTGACGAACATGTTGACGGGTCTTGTTTCACTACCGCCAGAGGATGCTGTGGCAAGTGTAGACGAGGTATTAGTGTTAGTCTGAGAAAAGCGTCGATTAGATGTCACAGAATAGCTTGTAGAAACATCATTCGGATGGCCATGTTGCTGGAACTGATCGAACTCAAACGTACCATAGTTAGCGCCCGACAGACCGGAAATGCTTGACCAGCGTTGTGCAACATCAAAATCCCAGACACCGGTTGGATCATAAGACCTGAGGAACATACCTGGGCCAGGGACTGCATATTGATAAGCATTAATGGCTTGCAATGTTTTGGTGGCAACTGTTGTGGTTGTTTCACCTGAACCGTTTAACTGAACCAATATTCCTGTTGCATTGGGGATATTCGGATCTGTTCCTAATGTTCCCAATTTATACCAAACATAGAAATGTGTTGGTGATGCAGGATTAGTATAAAATTCCCAATACCATGTAGCTTGAGAAGCAAAACTTGGAACTGTTGACACAACAAATTGAGTACTTTGCAAAGCATTCAGTGTTTCTCTAACAATGTTAGCAACATCTTGAGCAGTTGCAGTTGCAGCAATAAAGACTTCAATCAATGGAGGACTTCCTGAAACTGTTGGAACTGTTTCAGTTCCTGTGTTAAACCACATTCCATTTATAACTGATGTTACTGAATTGGGAAATGTAAAATATTTTCCTGCTGAGCCAGTCACAAATGTAGACCCTCCCACGGCCAGGATAGTATAGGTGGAAAGTGTTTGAGAAAGATTTTGATTGATAACCGATCCAGTGTATGGGTTTAGAATATTAATCGTAAATCCAGATGTACCTGGATCAGGAGCAGTAGTTGCACCAAAAGATGTAGCGTAATAAGCAAGTAAAGTATTTGCAACATTAGAGACGGCTAAAATACCCATACTAGCCGAACCTGTCGTAGATCCATTGAATGTCGGAATAGTGGTAAATGCCCAGACTGTATTACCATCAAATGCTGCCGTAGAACCCGTTCCAAAAGCATTGAATGGCAATCTTAAAGTTATCGGACTTCCGGCATAGGCATAGCATGTAGCAAAATCTGCACCCGTTCCAAAAAGAGGAATATTGGCTATTGGTGAATTATCCAGCAGGAAAGTGCCCAGTCTTGAGTAAGGAATACCAAGAGCACTATATTCAGAATTAATATAGCTAGAAGCATCAAAGGTCATTAGATTAGTAGTGGCTAATGGATCTGATGGAGCCGGTATGGCAGCAGGCAATGTGATTATTTGACCAATAGAACTTGGGTCAAAAATCATCCCTGACTTAGTCAAGACCAACGGTAGATACAAATCCGACCCATCGGGATTAGGCGTTGGCATCCATCCTGCTACACCCCTAGTCAGCATATCCGCATTGGTTTGCGTAGGGAATGCCACTAGAGCAGTAGTCAAACCATAAGCGAGGACAGCATCGGTAAATGTAATATTGAAAGCTGTATCGGTTGGGAACGATATATCTATCGCGATGAAGTCATCACCGTCAGGCCCTACGTTATAGCCTGAGCCCGACCCAAAGTTGATTGGGAAGCTGAAGAAGGTTCCTTCTGTGGTAACTTGTCCAATTTGTTGATCATACGCAGGACGTGGGGTTCCTCCAGTACCATAATAGGCCACGACTTCCACGACAAAGGGAACTGTAAATGTGGATTTCATCCAGAACCCATAAGTATAAAGACCTTGGTCGCTAAACTTATTCACGTCTGGAAATTTAATCCGAATGTCTTTCAGAACTTCATTTCCAACAGGAACAGTACACGCAAAGTTAATTGAATAACGCGGGGATTCCGGAGGATTTTGAGTATACGCATTCTCAATAAAAGTCAGCGTATTTGTTGACGTTGCTCCAGAATCAAGTTCAATTGTCCACCCACCTTGAGCGATGACATTGGTTCCAGGCAATAAGACATTGTCAGGCAAATCAGTATGTGCTAAGAATTGGCCATTCGGGATATAGTTAAAAATACCATTTTCATTATTGGTATTTGAGTTTGTTGCAGAAGGATAGGGCCATGCTTGCAAGGTGAATTGTGGGACACCTGTTGCACTTTGAACAACCACGTAATATAGTTCTGGCTCACCTTCAGCATTGTACGGGTACCAGAGGGGGACAACGTTATTGCCGTTATTATCGACTATGGTGCCTTCTGCGCTTAGTATGATTGGATTGGGCAAAGGAACATAAGTGTAGTTTGCTTGATTGCCTTGTAGTTGATAGGTATTTTTGGGGGTAGCGCGATTGATGTCGCTGTATGTGAATATCCGCCCTCCTGAGAGAGGTTCCCCAGTATCTCGGTCGACGAAAAAATATTGTAATGGTGGAGATGCGATGTATAGTGGGTTTGTGGACATTTTATTCTCCGTATGTCTGTATTTCTGTTGCTTCTTCAGGATTGCCTTTGCCCAATTGCTTTAAGAACAATTCTGTTGGCTTTGCTGCAACTTTTTCAGCTCTTCCATACCATTTTCGAGCAACTTCTTTTTCTTTGGCTCTACTTAATGGAGTTCCAACACCGCCAACCAATCCAAGCAATGCTTTAATTTTAAATTGATTTTGAAGCAAATCAGATTTGGCAATATCTTTCTCAGCCTGACTTCTGATGGCTGCGAGCATGTGAGTATCAGATATTTCTGGATAGACTCCTCTCGCAGGAGATTCCATTCCTTGAGCAATTGACTGAGTCAATGGGCGCAACTCTACGGTGGGCAAAGCATTTCCACCAGCTGCACTCTCTATAATTGGGCTGGAATAAAAAGGTGCTACATTCTCAGCATACTTTTGATTTCCTAGTTCGAAAGATTTCTTTACTCCAGGAGATATTTCTTCTCCAGCAGTTTTAAACCCTTTTTGTAGATTTTTAATCATTTCATCATACTGATTTGATAGCTCTATATCACTTGGCCCTAGTCTCGATTTAGCTTTATTGAGCTCTCGTGTAATGTGATAAGCATTCTCAATGGTAGGTTCTTTTTTAAAGTCTCTTATCCATTCTTTTGCCTTGGGGGGGACAATTGCTTTCTTTTCTTCTGCCATTTTTAAAAAGTTATCTATTCCAGGAGCTGCCACATTCTTAGGGGGATTCATTTTGCCACCCAAATATTCAACCATGGAGTCGAACATTTCTGAATACTCTTCCTTTACTGATGGAGTTTCTGACCCATGCTTCTTTTTAAAATCTTTGCTGTTAAGATAATTTTGGAATTGTTTCTCAGGAGTTTTCCCCTTTATAGGGTTTGGATTTGACAGCATATCGGCGATCATTTCTTTCATTTCTTCTTGGGCATCTTTCCCATAATCTTTTTGAAATTGTTTAGATTTAGTATATTGTTCTGCGGCTTCTTCAAGACCAAGACCAGGAGATTTGACCTCTTTGATTAATGGGGTAGAACCAAGTCCACCCTTTTCAGTTTTCCCAACGAGCTTTTCCATCAATCCCCATGCCTCGTCTTTTGAAACATTGTAAGCTTGTGAAATCATGTCGACATATTTTTGAGTTGCAGAATCGAGACCAATAGTGTCTTTTAGCTTGGATATTTGATTTCCTGCGCCTTTTATTACTTTTCCAGTTAATGGGCCAACAGATTCGCCGAGTGCGGCATATCCAGCGCCCTCAATTGCTCCTCTTTCAGGATTATATGGGGCATTTGCGGCACCAACTGCGGCTCCTTGTCCAAGTGCGCTTATTCCTCTTGTTCCTAGATATTGAGCCATAGAAGAAGCACCTCTTCCTAGCTCGTAAGGTATTCCCTCACTGCTTCTAAAATCTTTAGGCTCAAGCAGTGGCGTATTTCCCATTAATCCAGCAACCTGTCTATCAATTCCTACTGCGCCATTGTATAAAGTGTTTGCCAATGAGTCTGCTGCCCCAATACCTGCCGCAATTGGAGGGAAGGTTTTTGCAGATTGTATATATTGATTGGGAGCATCCTGGTCATATTCTTGCAAAGAATTAAGTTTTTGCCTCTCAAGTTCATATTCAGTCATTTTAGACCGCCTTGTTCCATCAATTGTATCTTTAGATTTTGCTCTGCAATCGCTTGTTTTCTTTGCTCAGGCGTCATCTTTCGGATCTTTTGATTCCATTTCATAAGTTGATATTCAGGTTCTTTGAATATTGAACTTTTTTGAATCTTTTGATTCCACTCTTTTTCAATCTGATACGGATCTTGACCGCGTCTATCCGCAAAAAATTCTTGCTTTTCAATTTCTCTATTATTATTAATCTTATAAAGCGTTAATAATTCTTCTTTTGTATCATTATTAAGAGTTCTTCCTTGCAATGTTTTTACAATTTCTTGTCTATCGCCTTCTGATTGAGTTCCTTTTTGCTTTTGCAATTCTTTAAGAACAAGACCTGACTCCAATGCGTCAACAAGCTTTGCATCCATATTTAATGCTTTCAGTTCTCCTTGTAGCGCACCTTTTTGTATCCCAGGAACCTTTTTATAAATATCAAGAATTGTATCAATTGTTGCGTTTTCTTCACTTGCTAATCCAGCTTCTGAATTTATTGCTGCCATCCTATCTGCGTATACTTTTGCATCTTGAATACCAAATTCTTTTTCTCTAGCTAGTTCAGCACCTGATTTACCAAGTTCTTCGCGTGCAACAGCGATTGGATCTCTTCCGCCAGCAGCTTGAACAGGTGAAACTTCTGGGTAATTATTATTGTCTAATGCAGGATTTGCAGCTATCTGAGCATTTACACCAGCATTCTCCATGGGATTAGTTACCATATTAGGATTTGCCTTAGGCGCAATAGGAGGCAGACCATTCTGCCCACCATATGAAGCATAACCGGCCATTGGCTGGCCTCTTCCGCCTATTCCTTCAATGACATCTAATGTTGCAATATCTTTTCCACGTCCTGATCCAAGCAAACCAGGATTATTGTTCTTGATAATATTTTGATTGGTTAAAGCATTTCGATAATTGTTTAATGAATTCTGATTCTCAGGATACATTTCAAGCTCAAGTCTTGCTTTCTCTAGGTCAACTATAGATTGTTGATAATCCATCATTGCTTTTTGAGGGCCATACATAGCCTTTGTTTGATGGATATCAGCTTCACTTTGGGCATTTTGAGCCCAATAAGGAGCTCCCGCCTCAGTTTTCTCATTAGCCAATTGTTTTTCACGATTTTGACGCAAACCTAATTCGGCAGATATCATATCTCCAATTGGGTCTACTACTCCAAATCTTTGAGCCATCTTAATATCCTCGAATCAAATCCAATTGCCCAATGTTTGTCCACCATACGAACCAAGAAGAGCACCAGCAGGCCCACCAAATACTGCCCCTACACCCCCCAGACCAGCCGTTAAAGCACCTTGCCAGCCACCTTGCTCCTTACCCATCGCCAAAGACTTACCCAGCGCTTTCATCATCGATTCGTATTGAGAGCTAGACAAATCTGCTTGAGAACCATAAACATTACCAAGTCCTGAAGTCAACGAATTAGTTGCATTCAACCCACCCGTGTATAAATCCCGAGTTCCACTTAAACCTTTATTATATAAATCCGAATTTGCGTCGTAATAATTCCAGTAATCCTGATTAGTCAATCCTTGAGCTGTACGACCTGCTTGCTGCTGATGCGATTGCGTTCCCAATGCACCACCCATAGCCGCTGCTGAATTGACCCCATTCATGGCAGAATCATATTGATATTGATATCCAGGAGATTGCTCATATCCACCACCTAACAATTCCTGCATCGCCTGAGGATTGTTTAATAAAATTTGATACTGTTCCTCAAGCGTAGGAATAGAACGCTGTCCAGCCTCAACATACGGCGAATAATATTGCTTGTACATGTCTGCACTTTTATCCAGCCATTCTGAAGCCTCATTTCCCGCAAAAGGATTCCACATAATATTGTCCTTAAGTTAAAGTAAACGTCTTCCAAGTACCATCGATATTACCCATCATGGTGTTGTCAGTCGAATTATAAACAATGGCACCAGTAGACTTACTTGCATCGGTCAATTCTGCAATATTAGTCGCTGGCTGTTGAGGAACTACATATCCCTCATTCCCAAGATTCAATTGAACCTGGCTAATCAAAGTATTCATAAGATTAGACCATTCAGGGGTAAAATACCCATTCTCATCCACAACCTTACTATTAGTAAAAGTAGGTATATTCATAATGTTTCTCTTTCTCTCGCAGATATAACTCCATTGCTAATCGTTTTACGGAATTTGCTCCAAAATCTTAATTGCACAGTAAAGCTATTGGATATTCCCAATCCCCAGAATACCACTCTGTTCTTGCGATTTCCTAAGGTATTTAACTCTTTTCCATAGAATGAACCAAATGTCACACCCGCATCTTTAGAAATGGATAAATCTATTCTTGGAGCGTAATCAGGCAGCACCAGTTCAGTTTGTAAGAACACTCCCACATAGGTTGGCTCGGCCTCAGTAGTAATAACTTGACCGCCCTCAGTCGTGATATAACGTTGAGGCATTGACTTCCAATACGGATCCATCCCCTGCTCCATGATAAAGCTAAGAGAATTGGCAATAAATTGACTGGAATCCGCTTGCTCAGCCGTGTTGCATATGCGAATACACGGAATCATCTTCGCCTGTGACATCGGAATAGCCCCAGGTGGAGTATAATCATATTGTGTAAGCAATATATCAAACTCATATATATTGCCATCATTTAGGGAAACAAAATAATAAACATTATTGTAAAAAGCCACAGAATGAATAATGGAATAATTCATATTTTCATCGGTGACATAAAAGAAATCTTTTGTGTTGAAATCATATAACAGTGAAAAGTTATCACGTGGGTCAAAGAATGTGATTTGATAAAAAACATGTCCACCCAATTTATAAAAGAATGCTGTAGACGATTGCGGTGCGACAACTTCAGCTAGTTTGAAGTCAATACCATCGTTTGATATACGTTCAAAGGGGCCACCAGCACTCACCAAAATGGCTGGGCCTGCTTTTTCATTCACGCCAAGGAAAGCCACGTACTCATCCATTGTGGCGATAGTATTTGAACTGATGCAGCCATAATCGATGGAAACAGAACTTTGTCTCTGGTAAGGAAACAATTGCGCGCCAATATCGTTAAACAGTTCGGTTACGTTTTGACCGAAAACATAAATTAATGAGCCTTTACCTGGCGCACGAAGGACAGCCTCGGCAAAGTCAGGCTTTGTCTGAATGGCTCCATTCACTGATGTTGAGCCGGCACCCCAATCCCAGACCAATCCATCATTAGGCTTTGAAATAAACCATTGGTTAGTTGAGGTGTCTGGCACAATAAAGTAGCCATCATGGTATGTGACGTAACCAGGAATAATGTCTTGGCCCGTTATTTCGCTGTCGGGGAGTGTTGCCTTGCCATGAACCCCTGTTTTCCAGTTATAAATCCACAAATCAAGGCCATCACAAATGGCTATCTGATAATTTGAGTTTTCTTCAATGGTGACATCACCAAAATATGTTCCCAGCTCAAACAAGGTTGTTTCTTCGAGCGCACCCTCAGGCCCCTGGACACGTGAGACAACATTGTCTATCACGGTCACCATGAAGCCACCACGAGATGAGGCAAATATACCCCGACCTTTACCACCAATTTTGGGGGTAATGACTACACGATAACCAGGCGTTTGAATGAGTGTGTCATCTGAGACGAACATGTTATAAGTACGTTCAGAAGAGATTTTATGGTTACGTCCAAAAGTACATCCTCCCACAATTTTCAAAGGGACTTCAGATTTTGGGGGTGATGGTGCGGGGCGCATAGTCATTCTGTGTTGTGTTTCCTAAGATAAATTATGCCTTCCATCAATATATTTTCATCCTCATTGCAGAATCCAATGAACTGATTGCATTTGTGACATAAAAAAGCTCTAACTTTACCCGTTTTATGGCAGTGATCTACAGCAAGCCTAGATATTTCTCCAGGAGTTCTGCTCTTTCGAGTTTCATATTCTTTGCATATTGCGCATCTATGACCCTGAGTCTCAAGCATGTCATCATATTGCTTTTCTGTGAAATTGTACTTTTTTAAGATGTCTAACTTTCTTGAGCGCTCTAAATTCTTTTGTCTCTTTTTATTTTCTTGATTACGATATTTTTCTGGATCAATCAGTCTATCTGCTCTCACCTTTGCATTAATCTCATCTCTGACCCCTTTCTTTTCTTCGTCAGTCGCAGTTTCAATAAAAATTGTCTTTCTTTTTTCATATGCTCTAGCAGCAATGGCACTTTTGCACTGCAAACATCTAATTTCGCCCTTTCCATTAGGTCTATCTTTCCGTGGGTTAACTGAGACCTGGTCAATAGTTAATGGGCCATGGACTTTGCAAGTTTTGATAATTTCAGACATAGAAAATACTCCTAAGTTTTGATAACCAGGATTATAATTTAGTCCTCCATTTATATCAACATAAACTTGCAATTACTTTTAGACCTCCTATTTCATCCCTTTCAAATAAAGGATATAATAATATAATGGTGGCTTTAACTGGGCTTGCGCCACCCTTTGCCGTATGTTATATCGCCCCAATTCAATCCTCCCCCAGTTGCAAAATACTCCAACTTCCTAAGAGTAAAATCAAAAGGGCTCAATGTACTCAAAGATTGTTCCATTTGCTCAAATGTCTTAACAACACTCAATGGAGGAGTAACAGAACGCCATTCGCATAGCCATATTGCCAAGCCATATTTAAGATAGGTCAAATACCATCCATCAAATAATTGACTTAAATCTTGATTCAAGCCCGTATTTAGCAGCGCAAACTTACCCGTAATTTGAAATAAATAAGGCTGCACAGGAAGAAAGTAAACATAAATGTTACAGCCACCAAGGCATCGCTCCATATGCCAGGTGTAAGGAATCGACTTCACTCCTTCAGCCCTGGGATATGCAAAGTATTCTTCTCTGCTAAGGTTTTCCATTTGAAAACGTACTGTTGTGGTAGACGTTTGATATGGATTAGTTAAAAAGAAAGTGAAAGTATCTATTTCAACTAGGTTTGGGATGAAATAGACTTCTTGTCCAATGACAAAATTGTCTTCAAACTTGGTGTAATATTGAATAAACTTTGTTTCTGCGCCTTTGATTTGCAAAAAATCATTAAGACGGTCTAACCCATCGTTGATTTCATCACCGGTGGTGAACTCATAATTGCGTCCTACAATACCGCTCAGATAATATGAGTCAATAATTAACTGACGAGTAGTGTAAGCAACAGCCATGAATTCCCTCCGTTAAACCCAGAGTGCACCAGCCCAATTGCCGGTGCACTTCTCGCGCCCTGGTTTACATACCAATGCCGTTGTTTTGGGTCAATGGGAAGAACATTGCCATGGAGTTTTGTGGAACCATGTCTTTGCCCCAAATCACGTCCCTTGTCCAGCCGTAAACGTTTTGGAATGGAATAACACCATAATACAAACGTACTGACACAGTGGTATCTTCATCGGTAGCCGTAGAGGATGGGAAAGGATAAGTACTTGGCAGCTTAGGCATAGCCACATACAAAGCATTATCAGACACAGCACAACCCACTTTAGCTGAAGGCACAAACTGTGCAGTCATGCCCGCAACGATGTTGATTGGGATGTTCTGATTCATATTGCCATCAGTAGCACAAAGGGCAGGATAGATACTGGTTGTCACATGACCTGAACCATCTGAAGCCGCATCAGCAGTGATTTGTAACTGTACAGGCAAGCTGGTTTGGTTGTGGCCAGTCCAGGTTAGCCAGTAAGGAACAGTTGCCCCACCATAGTTAACGAATTGGCAATGGTCATATGCCTTAATAGCGTTCACATCACTAGTGCCCGCACCAGACCAAGTTATTTGGGTAATATTGTTACCTGTAGGGTCATTGGTACTAAGAACAGTCAATACGCTTGAAGGATAAGTTGCATTACCAACAGTACCTGAGAAGTGAATTGGCAGCAAGTTGGAGCTATAAAACTCGACCCCAGCCCAGTTACCCACCATCCAGCTCATAGCGTTTTCATTGTTTCGCTCAAGAGTGAATTGGTTTTGCATGGTAGAAACAATCGCAGGAATGGATTGAAGGTCAAGATAGACTTTCAATATGCCTGGGGCACTTGAGTATGAACGGAAATTAGCAATCATCTGAGCCAATTGTTGGGCAGAGTTGATTGGGTTAGTACCGTTACCGAAGAAACGATAAGGAATGGTTTCAAAGAGGGTTGTAACGTCTGATTCGACTTTAGAAGCCAGCTCTGCCATTGCGGCGTCGCCAAGACGTGTGGTGTATTCTTCAAGATTGTTGAATACGATTTGTTCAGCAGTACCAGCATATGACACGTTTTCTTGTTTGTTAACGGTCAATGTACGTGAGTTCTGTTGGATTTCTTGGAAGTTAACAACCAAGGAATCTTGAGACACAAAACGAGGCGGGGTTTCGTAGCTGACACTGGAGCCTAAATTGCCCGGGAAGTTTTCTGGGTCACGAAAACGAGTATTGGCCGTAGAAACGACGCAACAGTTGTTTTGGAAGATTTCCAAGTCGGCCATGTTCCAGGTCACAACTTGTTGTAAAATATTTGCAGGTACCATGTAAAAGTCTCCATCAACGATCAAACTTCGTTGCCGGTCTCTTACTGTCGGTTACCCTGTCTCAATATTTACGAAGCGCCCTAATAGCATCTTTCATTGATTTTTGAGTCATCGGAACAGTCGAACTACCGTCAACGGACGCGGTAGAGGATTTCAACTGACTCAATGGCTTTGGCTCTTTCGTTGCTTGTGCAGTCTGTGCCTTTTCCTTATTCTTCAGTATCGAATCACTTAACTTTTTCATGGCTCGCTCAGCAGCGACACGATGACCATTCCTTAGCAAGTTTTCAATATCACTGAATTTCTCAGGATGTTGACCCATCTCATACATGCAATGCTCAGTTCCAGGTACGCTGTTAACCAGGGCCACCATTTGGGGGCTGTTCTGGATATTAAACGCGCCTACAACTTCATCAAAATCGTCATATTCCTTGCGTCCTTCTGCCATCTTCGCTGCATACTCAGACACAATTTGTCTGGCTACGTTAGCGTTAGATTGCTCTTGAGCAAGGGCCTGAACCTTGGCAGTCACTTTTTCATCGCTTCGCTTATCGATTAAATCGATAATCTGAGCCTCAGTCAGTGTTGCCATGTTCACCGGTGCGTGGGAAGCAGATTGCTGACTCGCCAAGGCTTCATTGCGTCCGCGCTCATAAGCAGACTCCTTAGCCTTAGTAATCAAGTAATTCGCTTTATCCTGTGTCATGTACTCTTGCGAAGTACCGACGTTAGAAAGCCCAGCATCAGTACTAGCCTGATTCTGATTAACCAAAACTTCATTCGTCATTAAAAACCTCTTTCGACATTTGAACCCTGTGTCACAGGTAGACCCGGAGATTTGTGCCCGTCACAACTGTAGAACCCTTCAGCCAGGTTGTCCCAAGATTACGCTCTCGTTAGCGGCACTAATAATATAGCGTTAAATATTATGGAAATCAACCGTATTGGTATGATTTGTGCAAATAGCTATTAATTGATCAGTAAATAACCATGAAAAATTCAACTCTTCGATTTAATCGAATAGTTCACCCTGTGATAGAATTTGATTTTTAACCAGGAATTATTCATGTCAAATCGCAAGCAAGTTATCGATAAAGCTATATTTCATTTGTTTGACGCTCTCAGCTCAGCAAATGAAAAGTTTTTTAGGCCACTGACCGAAGAAGCAATCACTCCCCAAGAATATGGTGAAATCCAAGTAACAGCAGCAGCTAACTATCTTCGTTATTGCATTTTCTCTAACATTGCAGAGGCAGACAGAGAAAAAGCAATTGATTTGATTTGCGAGGGAATGAAAGTCAAGCCTACCAATATGGATGACCAAGAGCCAAAACTGTTTTCAGACCAACAAAAAGTTGATTTTACCAATATCATTGGCGGAGCGATTGGAGGTGCAGTTGCAGCAACTGCATTAACTTCAGTTGTTGAAGAATTTAGCGATTACATGGCAAATCACGAAGAAGAATGAAGTTTTTAGACACTCTTAAGTCAGCCATTGGCCCAGTAAAGCCTACCAAAGAACGCCCAGACAACTTCTGGGCTGAGATTGGACATCTATGCATGAAAACAAAGCCCCAGGCTTTCATTGGTCGCCGGATATCTGTTGATTTGGGCGATGGATGGAACGACAAAGCAAGTTTTGATTTCAACCAAACTTTATTAAAGAACGAATCAACCAAACAACAGCCCACCCCACTAGAACAGGCAGTAAAATTGCTCCCAAAATCATAAGAAGCTCACAAAATGTCATGGATAGCCCTTAGCTTTCCTTCCAATGCCTTGGCATACTCACATAGCTTTTCATGTTCTCTTGCCGCGCGCCACAGCTCACTGTTTCGATTGGTTTCATACTGAATTAAATAGAACGGTCTAGCGCTTGTTTCTGAATAAAGCCTAAACCATTCGTTTCTTTCGTCAACCAAACTCATTTTTCACCTTTCACTATTTTCTCCATAGCCCTGTCTGCCTCTGATTCTGCGCGTTCGTGCTCTCTATCAGCAGCCAAAGCAGCTAAGGCCCTGTCAGCCTGTTTACCAGCCAAGCCATGCTTATGTTCACTCTCTTTGATTGCAGCGTCTATAACCTTATTGATGCGCTCATCATCGGCTTTCTGCTGCTCAATGCCCACTTTTGTTTCCGCAATAGACAATTCTGCCAAAATCTTAGCAATTTCGACTTGTAGCTTCTTGTTATCCATCTCAAGTTCAGCCATCTTAGCCGCTGATTTCATCTCTTCCGAGCGCGCAGCTTGCTGAACCTTGGCCATTCCGACTTGATTTTCTGACTGGACTTGCTGAGCAGCGATTTGAACCATTTGTTGGTCTATCTTAGGCTGTTGTGATTGCATTTCCATCGCTTTTTGCTTCATTTCAGCTTGTTGCTGGCTATATTCTTCCCAGCGTACTTTCATAGTTTCAGCATTGCGCATTTCTACATTGTCGAGAACCAAGTCACCACATGCATCATTGATAAATTGACCAAGGCTAGGTATGGCATTACTGAGTGCAATAACTTGCTGAAGTGCGCGAGACTGTTGTAGACCAAAGCTGACACCAGCAGATATTTTGATTTTAAAGGCACCAGGCTCAAAATCTATCATCACCCCGCCAGGTTGGTTAATCATCTCATATGAGCGTTTACCTTCTGGCGATATCACAGGTATAGAACGCGGAGTCTTGTAGTACATTGGCATCATGTCTATAACCATCTGCGCGCATGATTCTAAACCCAAAAGATAGTTATTCATATAGGGCATTGCTGATGCGTTACTCAGCGTTGTGATTTCCTGCACAGCCTTACCTGACATTTCGGCTGATGTGAGTTGAGTCATGCTGGTGTCAAAGTTACCCAAAGCGTTTTGGATGACCGTATCAGCAGCCATAAAAGCTTCCATCACGTCTTGTGGCAAACCTTGCCTAGGCGCAATTATGGGAGGCTGCAAGGGCACATTAGGGTTGCCATTGTGGAAAGCATTATAAATAAGGGTTGTTGTGTTTTGTGGCTTACGATACAAATCTAAATATTGAGGCGGGATACTTTCCAAGGAGGCAATGATTTGCGCGGGGCGCATGTTTTCAATCTCATTGACCAATACTTGACCCGCAAAGTTCTTCATCCGCTGAGCACCTTCAGCATTATAAAAGATAGGCTTGGTCATTTGATAGCTTGAGCCTGTTGTATCGTCTTTGGATACTACTGAGTTACCATCAAAGAACTTGATGGGCAAACATGGATAATCTGTGTCTTCTTCGTTCAAAATGTCATTGCGCACCATTTGGAAGCGTTTAATCGTGGTGATTTCAGTTTCACGGGTATCAACTATCATTGGCACTTGAGCCAATATTCCGGCTTCTTCCCATGCTTTGACAAAATTCTTATATTCTTTGTCGGTCATGTTTTCATCGTTCGATAGTCGATGTAATTTGACCTTCTTCTTAACCTTCTCATAGTAATCAGCCACCATGATGATATGGTCTTGGCCTACTTTGAATGACCAGTTAAACGGGCCAAAAGAACCCATACCGGAACTGGAAGTGATGAATTTATCCTGAAACTTATACTTAGAGATATCGACCTCGGGGAACTCACGCTCAAAGTCTTCTTTGCGCATGGGGACAATCTCAAAACAATAGTCACCATCTGATTTGTCCGGGGCAGCGGCCAAGGAATCAAAGCCAACCAGCGTTTGATCATATGTGCGCTGCATCTTGATATGCTGTAAGAATGACTTGGAATCCACATAATCAGTAAAGATTTTAACCGAGCTATAACCACCTGATAGACTGTCTCGATAGACTTCCTTCTCCATTCCGCGCTTGTTAGACTCTTGCAGGGTATAGCGCATGAAGCCCTCAAGCACACGTATTTGCTCAGCTTGCAGTTTCTTTTGCTGCATATCCCCCGGCATATAGTCATCAGATGTGTGGATTTCGATAGACGGCTCGTGCTTAGCAAACTCACCGATTAAGCGCGACAAGTAAGCTTCAAGAATATTGAACTCTAAACTGTTTCTTAACAGTTCATTGTTGACGTTCTTGCCTGAGTCGCCCATGGTTGTGACAAAGATGAAATTACGGAAGCGAGTGTATCGCTCATAGTTACCTTTGAAGCCCTGGTAACTATTCTCAATATTCTTTTTGATTCTTTTGAGCTGTATACCTTTTTGTATATCGTCCATGGGTTACCTGCTTATAAGTGCATCGAATTAAGGTTTTGTTGTCTAAGTGCGTCTAGTCTGTTTGCTGAGCCTACAAAGGCTTTTAAGACTTCAGACTGTTTGTCTTCATGAGGTAAGATAGTTCCATCAATGAGGGTGGCTCGGCAGGCCATTTCAAGTGAGTCAGCTATATCATCATGGGCGTGTGATTGGTTGCCTGTGATTTTGCGCATATGCTCCAAACATCGCTCAGTATGTTTGCCAGTACGTGGTATTGATATCTGCTTGGATGCCACAAACTTTTGGCATTCAAAGAAGCGGGCTGTCTTATTGCCTCCGCCAGCGTTACGCTCAACGTCCATTATACGAAGCCCGGGCACTGTCTTAAGTATCGAGGTCAACGTGACGCCTGTTGATTTCTTTTCAATCAAGACCCAATCAGGTCTAATGGGATAGCGCATACATTCTTGGTAGAAGTCATAGAACTCAGCCTCTAGGTCTTTAGGCTCGATGCGAACTTCTCGACAACCCAGCCAATGCAGGCCATAGACACCAAAGTCAATGCCTCGATGCTCTATCTTATATATGCCCCAGAATGACATGGCGGTCGCGTCGTTCCAGGTCTTATCAGTTTCTGCGCTGTCAATTGTCAAGAATGTAGACAGAATAGGAGGGTCAATGTCCGTCAAATGGAACCAATCGCGCTGAAATATGCCGCCCCCAGGGGGTTGGGGTTGCTGCATCTGTTGCGCCCAGAAGTTGTATGGGTCTTTGTCGCGCATTATCAGCAATTCGGACCTGGGGTGCTCCTCGGGGTACAGTGCGTTATCGTGCTCATCCAGTGCTGTTAAGATGACTTTTTTCCACTCGTAGCCCTCTTTGCCATCAAGAAAGAAAGCCGGTAAGTCATCCTCATGGAGACGCTGACCGATGAATATACGCGCCACATTGTGCGAGCGAGGGCGCATTGTGATCGTGCCCTTGTAGTTATCAATCACCTTGTTACGCAATAGCTCTGAGAATGTATCAGTGTACTTGTGCATGTCATCCATCAGGACGCAACCGGAAAAGCGGTCGCAATTGGGCAATCCCGCATCGGCACCCACGATGGTCATTTCAGCACCAAAGGCCGTACAGATGCCACCAGCCTCAGTTTTGAAGTTTCCCTTGCTCTTGCTGTCTTGTCTGAGATGCACATTGAACAAGCGCTTATACTCGCTCATTTCCATGATTTCTTTAATCGTGGATGTGTGCTTTACGGCCAAGTCGTACCCAACAGAAATATAGAGAAAATTGCAATCAGGATAATTAGCATAACACCAGGCCACCCAGTAGACTAGCAACGTTGATTTACCATAACCAGGCGGAACATTGATTACCAATCGCGTTGTCTCCATATTGAAGACAGCCTTTAGTTCACGCGCCATTGTAATAACGTGCGGCTCCTTGCCGGGTGGGCAAGAAATACTGAAGGGTCGCCCGTTCTTGAGTTCATAGAAAACACGAACGAAAAGCAAGAAGGAACCCTTCAGGTCTGCGCTCGTGTAGTCATATTCTGCAAGAGTCGGGACGGGTAAGTGTCCGTGGTCTTGTATTGTCATCAGTACGGCTTGTTATTCATCTTTTTAAGCTTGGGATAACAAGCACGGCCTGAGCCTTCAAGAGTGACTGCTTTGAGTCCGCCGTCTTT